AAATGTTACACTTCCGTTGCTAAATCCTATTGCCATATTATCCTGCTAGTAGCCCTCCTGGTCTTTGTTGTTTGCTTTTTTCTTTTAGTACAGCCATTTTGACTGCTTGTGCAAATTCTTTTCCTGTTTCTTCATCCGAAGTAGTATTTGAACTGCCGTCTGCCATGTTTACATTGATTGTTGTATTCACAGGTCCGTTGTTTTTGCCACTTAATTCTACAGGTATGCTTCTATTATTTGGAAGAGGTACTACTGCTTCTTTACCATGTAGTACTGCTCCATAACCTGAACTTGGTCCATCTGAAACACCTCCTCCTGAGAAAGATCTATAGCCTTTGCTCATCACTCCCCCATCTCTACCAGTTGGTACTGTTCCTGTAAAAAATTGTGCCATAGTACCTAAAAAAGTTCCTCCGCCTGTTGCAAGTGCCATTTTTGCTCTTTCATACATAGTAATCATTAACTGAATCTGAGCAACTTTTGCCATTATTTTTGCGGTCTTATCTTCTTGTCCTGCTACTGCTCCCATCAGGCCTATAACACCTGAGAACTGATTTAAGTTTTTACTAAATTCGTCTCTTTTGCCTTTTCCTTCATCTTTATAAGGAACAGTTCCGTCTCCTACTGATTGTTCTGTTCCGTTTCCTGCTGGTTGTTTCCATTCAAACTTCTGAGTCTGTGGGTTAAACCCATATTGTCCAGGTTCTAAGATATTCCAAGCTGCTAGTGCTTGTGCTGGTGTTAAAGAAGTTGAAACGTTTTCTAAATTTCCCATAGTAGTTTTGAATCCAGTTACTTTTTCTCCACTACCTGCTATAGCAGTTTCTAAAGATGATTTTTTATTCTCTGCCGTCATAAACTCTTGTGCTCTCATAGGCACTTCGCTTAATAATCTGTTAAAGAAAGTTCCTATAAATTTGTCTTTATCTCCACCATATAGTAACTCATTTATTTCTTTAGAAACTGTTGCTAAATGACCGCTTGCTGAATCTTGCTGGGGCCCTGCCTCTGTGATGCCATTTCCATACACGGACCTTTTTCTTGTTTCTCCATCTGCATTTGTATAGCTTTCTGTTTTTCTTTGCATCAAATTTAGTTCTGCAAAAGTCATATAAACTAAAGAGCCATCTACCTTTTTCATTAACATACCTTTAGCAGCATTACTTCCCTTGTTCTGAGGTATATTTGATTCTACTTGTAATTGTTTTTGTAGATTTAAAAGGTTTTCTGCTCTAGATCTTGCTTGTGCACCAAGCGAGCCTACTTGAGTAGTTTGCATATGTTTATTAAATGCAGCTGGATTTTCTTTTAGACTTCTTACTTCGCTTTCATGATCTAATCCTCCTATAATATCCATTTTTGTCTTGTGTGCTTCTAAATCTTTTGCTAATCTTGCTCCACGCATCGTTTCTACATCAATCTCACCTTGTAAAATATTTCTTTGAATAGTTCTAAGATTGTTTGCTATGCTATCTCCTGCACCTTTGATTTCCATTCCATGTGTAAAACCGCTTTCTATAATATTCTCTTTTATTATTCTTCCATGTCTTGTTGCGGCATCGTCTAATTTTTCTGCTTCTGTTTTACCTGTGGGCATTACTGCCCCTAATGTGTCTTCTAATAGTTGTTCTGAAAGGAATCCTCCAATAGCGTCAGTTATTGTAGTTGTAAAAGCTTTACCTATATTATCAAACATACTAGAGTCTCCTCTCATGCCTGCTCCTATAGCTTTTCCAAGATTTGCTTCTAAGTCTTTATATACTCCATGATAGGTTGAAAACATTAAGCTTGACCTTTTTTCTTCTAAATCATAAGCTATTTTTGCACCATGAATTACTTGATACTGAGCAGCTATTTGTTGATTTAATGCTTTAAGTTTTTTATCGTCTGTCTCTGTTTGTACTTGAAGATTTAATTGGTCTAGTTTAAGTATTTCTCCTTGAAGTTTAAATCTTTTTTCTTCTACTTTTAATGTTTTATTTAAAGTAGTCATTCCAGCTAAATCGCCAAACAGTGATAGTGTTTTACTCTTTGCCATTTTCTTTTGTAGTTCTACAGCCTGAGTTTGGAAGTAAGTATATAACTGTAATTTAGCAGTCTCACGATCTAAGTGGGCTTGATATTGACTTTGTGTTTTTATTAACTCTTTGTATTGTTGAATATTAGAGTCAAACAAATTTAACATATCTTGAAAAGGAACTTTAGGTAAAGATTGCGATATTCTATTTTGCTGTTTTACCATTTCTTTAGCATTGTTATTCAAAGCTTTAATAGCAGCACCTTCAGCACCTATCGCATCTTTTAGTTTAATCATCTCTACAGTTAATGCAGGAGTCAATTTACCAGCTTTAAGTATTTCTTCGTTTAAATCTGCAAACCTACTATCTAATTTTGCAAGAGTAGTAATTGTAGTTGCAAATTCAGCTTCTAATTCCCTAAATTTCTCAGAATTAATATCTGATATTCTTCCTAAGTATAATAAGTCTCCTGTTATTTTTGCAAAGTCAACACTTTGTACTGCTTCAAAAGTATGTAATAAACTTTGCTCTCCACTGCCTATTAATCCATCTGCTCTTACTTGAGACATTTTTAGTAATTCTTCATTTAAAGTTGCTATAGATCCTTTACTAGCGTCTACTCTTTCATTGAAGTTTTCTAGTATTTTATTAGCGTCTTTATTGAGATATTGCATAAAAGCTCTAAATGCCATATATAGCATTGAGATAACAGCAGCATATCCCATCAGGCCTGATAAAAACATCCCTACTTTACTAGCGGCTACAGAAACAACATTAAATATTGATTTAATATTTGCGGCACTTCTAGAAAAGAATAGGTGAATTTGAGCTGCTCCCTGTTGTGATCTTGCTACATTTTTTGTTATAAAAGTATCATGCTCTTTAGTCATTTGCAAAAGAATTTTTTTGTAATAATCTCTTTTCTTATCACTCATGTTTTTAAACATTCCAATTTCTCTTTTATGTTGTGAGTGTAAATTGGAGATTTGTGCTTTACTTAATTTTTTACCATCTGCAATTTGAGCACCCAGCTTTCCACCTGCTCCTAATCTATCTGCACCTAGCTTTCTTGCAAACTTGTTTTGTGCTAGACTTGGTGATGATAATTGTTTCACTTTAGCTGCTAATTCTTCCTCTTTAAGTTTTAACCTTTCTATTTCAGCTATTCTAGCTTCAGCTGCGTCTGCCTGACGTATTCGTAATTCGTTTGTGCTAGGGATTAAACTTTTAATGATAGAAGATGCAAATAACCCCATTGCAATTGCTGCATTGGTTGTGTTACCTGCAATAAATTTAGCCATTGGTTCTGCGATAGCAGCAATAGCTGGTCTTACTTTATTTAATAATTCATCAAAAGCGATACCTACCTGTGCTAAAGCATTTGCAGTAGGATCCATGATTTCATTAATCTTTCCAAACTTTTCTTCTGCTTGTCCAAGTACTTCGTTTACAACTGCTTGTGATTTTTGATATATTGAAAGTTGGTTTTTATTTAGACCTAGTGCGGCTGCATATTTTGTCGATGCCTCTTCTAGTCTTAATATAATACCTAATTCGTCCAATAGTTCTGGTTCCGCTTTAGTAACACCTCTTACTAATCTGTTGAATGAATCTGTCACATCTCGACCGAGTGCGACTGAAACTGTAAATGCGGCTTCTGATAGTTCTCTTAACTGTCCTGAAGAAAGTCCCGCGGCTCTACCAATAGCTGCGGCTTGTGAAGCTTCTGAAAAACTAATCATTCCTCGAGTAGCTGCCTGAATATCTTTTGATAAGGACTGGTACGCGATACCTGTTGCAGCAGCAAAAGCTACTTGTCCTTCTCTTAATACACGAAAGTCTGCCGCACCTTTTAGGAATCTAAAGGCTGCGTCAAGGGCAAATAAGTTAGCGGCTAAAGTAGCATAGGCAGGAACAAGTCCTCCTGTGATACCTTGGGACATTTTTGAAAAGTTTTTAGTTGAATTTGAAGATGCCTGTGCAGCACCTTTTAAACTACGGTCTGCTGATTGTGCACTCTTACCTGTATTTTTAAGACTTTTTCCTGCTTTATCAGCTTGTTGTGAGACTTTTTCTAAACCTTTGGCATTTGCCTTGAATTCAATTGTCCCACCATCTATCTTTTTCGACATTGTTTACCTGCTTCTCGCTTTTGCTTTTGCTGACAGTTCAGCTTGCTTCTGTGAGTCTTTGACTCGTTTATTTATAGAGTTTGAGTTCTCATTTTCTATATGAGCTAAAAAGTAGACGACTGTGCGTTTGTCCTCGATATCGAATGTCTCTAAGTAAGTACCTATAGGAGCAAAATCTTTGCCCATATACATTCCACTTGCTCCGTCCCACCTATCAGTTAATATGCTATGTAGCATAAATGATTGTTGGACCTCTAATGGATAATCACTCACTTCTGGAGGCATCTTATCGGGATCGGGATCTTGATTTAGTTGCTCGCAGATTGCAAGGTATTTGTCTAAATCAATATCCTCAGAAAATTGTTTTTTAATTAGCCCAAGTATTTTACTTACTTGGTTTTGGTAAAATTTTCCAGTTCTCCGACAGTTTCACTTACCCACTCATCGAAATCACTAGAGTTCTTCATAAGTAACTCTGCATTTTCGTTGTTCCACACTAAAGTGTCTTCTGGGTCTACTTCGCTAATATCTACTAATAGAAGCTCTTCTAAGTAATTATATTTTAAGCCTTTCCAGCCTTTTATGATTGCTTTGCAGTATTCAGTTAAGAATTTATCATTATCAAGCTGTTCTTCGTATGCCCTAGTCTTTTTGTTGAACTTTTGTGATACACTTTTATTTCTAAGTTTTAGCAATTCTTCTCTTGCTAAATAAGTAAGTTTTACAGTAAATCCCTCTAATCCTGGGAAATCTACTTCTACTGTCTTGCTTGGAGTTAACAAACTCTTAAGCGATACTACTGGTGTTTTATTTTCTGTTGTCATTTGTTTATTCCTATTAAAAAAATGTATGGGGAAATGACTCCCCATACACTCAGTTTGTTATTAAGCTCCTACGTAAGTAACTGATACTTCGTTGGTAGCGTCCGCTGCTGTTGCTGATGATAAGTCTGTTGGTAAACCATGGAAGGCTACATCTACAGATATTACATCTGATAAATCATGGGCAGGTAACTCTAAGTGAGCTTTTGGCAATGTAACTGCAACTCGAGGAGTATTACTACCACCACCGATATTGAATGTCATTGCAAAAGCGTTAGTGATTACGCCTCTTGATTCTTGAAGTTTCTCAAATAAGTCTAAAGACCCATTTGCCACATCATTTAGATAACAAGTGAAATTACCTGTCACCGACCTTGTACCAGTAACATGACCTAATGGTAAGTTTACTTGTCCAATTGTTTCCGGTGTTAAGTAAGTATTGTTGTTCTCTATAGTAATGTTTCCACCTGTTAGAGTAACTGCAAAGGTTGTGTCTGAACTACCTAAGCTACCGACTGCACCTGATACTTCACTTGCATCATAGACTAGTGATAAGTCTGTTAATTTTTGTCTAATGAAGTTTGAAGTCGTGTCTACTCCTTCTCTGATTAAACCTTTTGCTGTAGCTCCTGAAGCTTCAGTATTTAAAGAAGCCGCTTCTTCAATTGTTTTGCCGTTTCCAGACCAACCGATTTGTGCGATTCCTTCAATATCAAAGTCAATTGAAGCCGAGCCTACTGAACAATCTGCTAATTTGTAAATTGTTACTCCGTCAGTACCTGTAGTATATAGTGCGTTAGTTGAGTCTTTTGCTGCTCCAAGAACAAAGTACATGTTGAAAGATCCAACTTCTACATTGTTTGAATTTGCAAAATCAAAGACTTGACTATTTGTTCCACCGAAAGCGTCTCCGCCACAAGCTTTATCATAGTCTTTTGCACTCATTGCTGCCCATAGAGGGCCTTCTACTGCAAAATGTTTTGCTGCATCGGCATGGTCGCCTGATACATATTTTGCGTTACTACCTGACTTTGTAGGTCTCATGTAAGTGTTAAAACTCCACTCTGCTGGTGCAAAAGAGTCGGTGAACATTGCTCTACCTCTCTTACTGTAACCAGCGGATGTTGCCGCTTCACTTAATGTTATTTCTGAAGTATTTGTAGCTTGGCTGAAAGAAAATCCATCTAATACAGGTATCTCATAAAGAGCTGTGTTTCCAGATGTTCCGTCTTCTGACCATTCCATAAATACTTTGGTATCTCTACTAAAGAAAAATGCCATTTTATATATCTCCGTTAATATCGAATCTCTACGGTAATTTCTCCAACACCGAGAGGTTCTAATACACCTTCATCTGTATCTACAGTTAAGATTGAAGTCTGTACTGTAGACTGAGATGTTCCTGTTGAATCTGTGTAAGTTAATGGATCATTATCCTCTAACACAGTTTCTACATCTTCTAACAATTCTTCGAGTGCTTCAATGACATCATTGTCATCTGATACATAACATCGAACTGTTATTCTTAAAAATCTAAATCGAAAGCCACCGCCATCGTATTCTCTTGTTTCGCCCCCTGCTCCTATATGGATGGTAGGGAACTCATTCACTTCGTCCCAAAATTTGAGTCTGCGCTCTACATTACTTACAGAAGTTCTCATTGGAGGACTTCCATTTATCTGCGTCTCTAACGCTACTGCTAAGGCTTCGACTATGGCTCTACGACGCGACGAATATCTTCTTGCTTGTGTTGAGTCCATTATACTCTCCTTACTTTGAGGAACTTATCTCCTATTATACTTTGTGCTATTGCTCTAACACTTTGCCCTATTATCTTTCTTGGGTCTCTTTGTGTACTGCCTTGTTTATATCCTGGTTCAAATGTTTGATAAGGCATTTTCATGTAAGTATAGTCTACTTGTACACCGCCTTTTGGTCCTACCATTACTTGTGTAGGTTCTACACTATTAGCAAATCTACCACTTCTATACACTAATGCTCCACCTTGTCCCATTCTACTTGCTACTTCTTGTGGAAGTTGTGCTTCTAACATTGCTTGTAAATGTAAAGGACTTTGTGCTGTTTTTGCTTT